CGGGTGATCGTCCCGATCAGGTCATCGCATACGGCCCGCAGCCCGCCGATCGCGAGCCGGAGCCGCCGGTTTCCGTCAGGGATGCACTCCAGCCGGTCCTTCAGGTCTTCCTGGAAATATGCCGCGGAGGACAGATGCGCCAGCAGCATCCGCATCCCGATCATCTCGGTCCGCTTCAGCCGCTCGCAATCCTTCTCCGGCAGCGAGTAAGGTGTTCTCATGTTGCTTCTCCCTTCATTACCCTTTATTCATTTCCGCCGCAAGCCGGTCCGCTTCGTTCAGGATCGCGACTGCCAAATCCGACGCATACTGATCCGTATACTTCGCCAGGAACGGCATAAGCATCTCCTCCTGTGCCTTCACAAACCACGAAGCGTTTCCTTCAATATCCCCGGTCACAAACGGCGGCCGCTCATAGTATTCCGCCATCCGGTACAGATCTACGAACATCTCCCTGCGTTTCGGATCGATCACCACGGCACCTCCTCATCCACAACCGTATACCCGCCGTTGTCCCATCCGTAGACGATATTCTCACCTTGGTAGCTCTTCATCCGTTTTGTCTGCGGCTCATACCACAGCGGGATGAACAGATCCTGCACGCCGGCGTCCCGGTTTTTGCAGATCTCAATCACGTTCGTCCCGGCATACCCTTCCCAGGAATCTGATCGCTTGTACTGCGCCTTCGTCTGGTTCCGGAAATCGTCATTGTTCCGGTGCACGATGAAAGCGTTGTCCACGATGTTCCCGATGTTCCCGCTGCCGCTGACATCATCCAAGCGGAGAAACCCGGCCGCCTTCCTTGGGTGTGCCACGAACAGCACATGTGCATTTGCGATCTTCGCAAGATCCTTCAGCATCCAGATAAATTTCGTCTGGGCCTCATATTTGTCTTTGTCCGCAGCTGAAAGATCCAGCGCCATGATATTGTCGATCACAATAAAGTCCGCCTTCTTCTCTTCCGCCTGTCTCCGGATCAGCTCGTACACCCGCTGATAGTTGTTTCCGTAACTGTTGTTATACAGCCAGAACTTCTCCCCCAGCCAGTGCGAAATCTTCAGTTGCGTCTCTCTTGAAACCGAATAGTAATTTTCATACATTGCGCTCTGGATTGTGTTCGCCTTTCCAGCTGCCTGCAAGAGCATCCAGCGCATGAAATTCCGGTCCGTCAGCTCCCCTGAATAACAGACAACAGTGTGCCCGTCTTGGATCGCGTTCAGCATCCATCCGGTCAGCAGCGTGCTCTTTCCTCCGCCGCGGAGGCCGGAAACGAGCGATACCGCGCTTTTCTCCAGTCCCATCATCTGCCGGTCGACGATACCCGTCCCGGTCCGGATGAATTCGCGGACCTCCTGCGGCTTGCCGGCGATCATGTCCGCCGTGTAGAACACCGGCTCACTGGATTCGCCTGGCACCGCTTCCGCCCGCGGAAGATCCTGCCGGCTCGCGTTGTGCTTCCGCCATCCTTCCTCAATCCGCCGGTCCTCTTCCTTCGAGACTGCGTCGTACAGCGTCGGGTCCATCATCATCCACACATCCCGCCATGTCTTGTCCCGGCAGCTGTTATGAAGGCACTTGAATCCGATCCTCCCGTCCGGCTGCAGGATGAGCATGGAGTCCGGCGCTTTGTGATTCCCGTCAAACGGACATTCGTCCAGGACGAACTTCCGCCCGCCGTCAGCAAAGGTCTTTTCCCGGAATCCCATGCCATGCCGCTGCATCCATCCGATCAGGTCGAAATTGTTCGGATCGTAGCTGTTATACTTTGCCGGCGTCGGCTTCACTTCTTCCACCGCTCCGGCCAGCTGTTCCAGATAGCACTTCATCGTCTGCTTCGGCTCGAAGTCCTCGCTGACGATCTCGCTGATCCGGTGCGGACGCTCCGGGCTGTTCGCTCCCTTCTGCGCCGCCGTGCCGTACAGCTTGCAGATCCGGCTGGGATTGAAGTTCACCGTGTCGATCTTGACATTGTCCGTCGAGAACATCATGTCCAGCGCCGTCAGGCAGTCCCGGATCAGGTTCGTATTTTCTTCCGTTTTTGCCAGTCCGATGTAATACAGAAGATGCGCTCCGTTTCCGCTCAGTGCCTCGACCGGCCGCTCAAATCCGATTCCCTCCAAGTATTTCTTCACCCGCCCGGCCAGCGCGACCGCTTCCTTCAGTTCCTCGTCCGTGGAGCTGACTTCCTTCGCCCGCTCCGGGTCAAGATCGATGAAAAGCCAGTCGTATTTCTCGATGTCCTTGTCGTCGGTCGTGACGGTCGTCGCCTCAAAATGATCCCGCTGCTTCCGGCTGTAACACGCGTCCACGATCGTGTTCAGCACGATGTACACGTTCTTCCGCCGCAGGTCCATTTTGTCGAAAGCGGTGATCAGCGTGTCAGCGTCCCGGAAATATCCGCTGGCGATGTTGTTCTTTCCGCGTTCTCCGATGATCCGCACCTCGAACAGCTCGCCCTCTTTTTTGATCGTGTGAACCGCCCGCCGGACAATCGTCTCGTCGAGCAGCCCCTGGTTCGTCTGGTTCATTCAATCACTTGCCCCCCGCACGTCCCTTTCTTTTGATTTCTTAATACATTCTTTTTTACATTCTTTAGTAGTGTCGATTCTGAAGATGGTTGTGTGTCCGAATCTGCAACCGATTCTGTGTCCGATTCTGTGTCTGCCTTTTGTGAAGTCCGACCGCCAGAAGCCTGATATTTGTTGTAGTTGAGCACTGTTATCAGTGTCCCATTCTGCGTCCGTGTGACTGTGATCATTTTCTCCGTTTCTATGTCCGACAAGAATCGTGATACGGTGGTCTTATCCCATCTCCATATTTGAGCCAGGTACCGGATGGACGTAAACAGCTGCCCGCGATGCACATGGAAAAGTCTTCCTTTTACCATGAAGGAACCTTCAATGTGCTGGGCGTGCATTACTATGTACAGCCACGCGCTGCGCCGGTCGAATCTCTCGCCGGAGCAGAAAAGGACGTTGTCCCAGATCTTCCGATGAATCAGCACATACCCTTTTTCAGCCACCGGTATCACCGCCCAGCAGTCTCACAATCGTCTCCCCGGTTTCCGCCGGATCGCAGAACTCAAATCGCACGCCGTACCGTTGCCGGATGGTCATCAGGATCTTCAGCAGCTGCGGCCCGTCAGTGGCGTTCGGATATGACGGCACCTGTTTCGGCCGTCCCTCTTCCGTCACCCACTTCCGCTTTGAAATCCGTGGGTTTTCCCAGAAAAACACATCCATTAGTTCCCTGATGCCTTCGCCGTGCTCGCACAGGATGATGATCCGGATGCCGGCCTCCCGGGCCCGGATCAGCTCCCTGCGGAACCGCTCATGCTGCTGTGTCACGTTTCCGCACAGCTCCAGCAAGTCCTTCTTCCGGTCGATTACCAGCCGCCCGTTGTCGAGCGACTGGTAATCTCCGCAGTAGAGTTTCGACCGGAAGTGATTTACACCCATTGCATCCAGCTGGCGCTCAATCCGTTCCGCCTCCGCCTTGTGCTCCCGGGTGTCAATCTGGATTGTCATCAAAATGGAATTTCATCCACTTCCACCGGCGTGAAACCGGTGGACGCGGTACTGGCCGGAATGGGTGCAGCTCCCTGGTTCAGCAGCTTATCCGCGGGAACTCTCGCACCTTCCACCCTGCTGTCCTCGCAGAACCATCGGTGCAAGCAGCGCATTTTCCGCTCTCCGTTGTATTCCTCCTCAACCATTCCGTACACGCCGCCGATCTTTTTCCCGGCGAACTGCTTCGCGAATGCTGCGCCTTCCACCCAGTTCGTCTGTACGCCGTTGGACTTCTCGAAGCTGGTAATGAAGGTTTTGAAGTTCCGGCTGCACTGGCCGTTCGCGTCCGTACTGACGACGTAGATCATGCCGGCGTGGGGCCATTTCTTGTCCGGCCGGCTGTCTTCTTCAAACAGCTTGCTGAAGTACTTCGGCTGGCTGTCGTTCGGAGCCATGTCCACCGCGACGATCAGCATGTCCTTCCCGCTCCTGCTCTTCGCTTCCTTCACTTGTTTGATGATCAGGTGATGTCCGCCCGGCGTGACGGGTGTAAAATCTCCGGTATTGATGTTTTCGTAATTGTTCGGCTTATTCATAGTATTCTTTCTCCTTTTCATTTTTTAATATTGCTCTCGCCGTTTCCGGCTTATTGAACACTTTGGAAACCATGTTCCAGGAAAATCTGGTCCGGTCGCAGATCTGCCGCGGCGTACATCCGCTTTCCATCATCTGCAGGATGATCCGGTACCGCCGGTTTCGGAAGAAATCCTGTACCCGGCTGACATAGCCGATGCTCAGCCCTTCGAGGGTTGGCCCGAAGTCTGCCTTGATCGTGTCGATGTTGCAGTAGTCCTTCTTCCCGATCCCGATCGTGGAAAGATCATTGCAGGCCAGCTGCCGAATCGTCCTGTAGATCAGCCGCAGTTCATAATTGCGCTGCTCCTGCCATGCGTCCTTCTTGTCCTTCCGGTATTCCTTCTTCTGGTGCTCGATGATCTCGTGGCATGGAGCGCACAGCGTGATCAGATCCTTGTACGGGTCTTCCGTGCCCAGCACAGCCGGGTAAAACAGGTGATGCACCTGCAGCCCGTAAGGGCATCCGCACCGCTGGCACCGATACTCGTCGATCGCCAGGCGCTTGCTCCGCAGCTGCTGCCATGTGTCTGTCCGCAGATAGCGGATATACGTTTCGTCAACCATACGCATCGCCTCCGATCCCGTAGTATTCGCGGATCGTATCGTCGACCAGCTTTAGGTCGTTGGGAATCTTCGGCGGAAACATTTCCTCCGGGCTTTTCGCCGTGTCGGTTCCGTCGCTCTGCGTCTGGAACCAGTGTTCCGTACCGTCCGTCTTCGCGTGCAGTACGATATTGAAGCAGCCTTCCACCGTCAGCTTCTCGTCCAGCATCCGGCCGATCGTCTTTGCCTTGATCTTCCCGGTGTTGGGGTCCGTCTCAGGATGATGCAGGAAGTAGACGATCACATCGTCCGCCAGCTCGTCGTTCACCAGGTGGATCAGGTTCCGGAAATTCGCTCCGATGTCGGTAAACTTCTGGTATCCGGTCTCGCCGGCACGGTCGAAAAATTCATTGGAAAGCAGATACTGGCTGTCGTCGATCACGTAGATCTTCTTCGGGGCCTTCGGGTTGCGGAGCACCGTCTGGATGACGATGCTCTGCCGGACGATCTGTTCGTTGTTCTGTTCGTCCACCCGCTTCATGTTCCGAACGTAGTATGTGTTGAACCGTTTCCGGAACGGCAGCCGGCTCTTCTCGCATAGGAAGATCCCGACCTTCTCCGGTTCCAGCGGCTTGATGGCATAGGTCTTTCCGACCCCGCTCTCGCCGATGATCAGGACAGGAATGCCCATTACGCTTTCCCCCTATTCAGCCAGGTTTTGATCACGGTTTCCGTGTCTGCTTTCATATCTCCGACAAACTGCTCAAGTTCTTCGAGTCTTGCAAGCAGGTTTACAAATACATCGTCCGGGATGTCTGTG